CCGACAAAGAAGCGGTAATTTAAAAGAGGATCTTCGGATCCTCTTTTTTTATTCCTAAATATTAGTATGACAATTAATCAAAAGAGATACCATGGCTAGTACAATCACATGTCCATTTCCAGCAAACATAAATCCATTATCACCTAATGGTTTCATGTTTAATATTCAGAAATTGCCAGACCTGTCTTTCTTTTGCCAATCAGTAAACCTTCCAGGAATTACTCTTGGTGAACCAGAGTTCGGTACACCATTCGCAAAAATACCAATTCCAGGTGAAACATTAACATATGATCAATTGACTGTACAATTTTTAGTTGATGAACAAATGGCAAACTATACATCAATATATAATTGGATTGTTGCATTAGGATTCCCAGAAAGTTATGACCAGTATATTGATTTTAGCGAAGATGACACTACTAATTATAGTGAATTAGCAAAAAACTATTCTGATGCTACATTGCAAATACTAACTGGCAATAATAATGTAGTAAAAACTGTAAGATTTATCGACATGTTTCCTATTGGATTAGACTCATTACAATTTTCAGGTACTAATAACGATGTTCAATACCTAATCGGTAATGCAACATTTCGTTATGGTTTGTATAAATTCTTGTAAAGCAAATTTGATTTTTTTGTAAGATTGCTGTATAATAACAGTAATCTAAATTTTGAGGTTATTATGAATATTGAACAATTGCAAGAAGAGTGGGATAAAGACTGCGAGATTGATGACAACTATCTCGGTGAAACAACCACAGCAACTCCCAAGTTACATGCCAAGTATTTAAAACTACTTGTCAATGTCAAACTAAAACACACCAAATATCAATCAGACTACAACATGCTTCGGAAGAATAAATTCCGATTGTATCGTGGTGAACTCTCACGTGATGAATTAACTAATCTTGGTTGGGAACAATGGCAAGGTGTTAAGCCACTAAAGAATGAGATGGATGAATTTCTCTCAGGTGACATCGAACTAAATACATCAAGAGTCAAGATTGATTATCTTGAAACAATGATTTATTTTCTTGAATCTGTTCTTGGCCAAATCAAAGCCAGAGACTGGCAGATTAAAACTGCAGTTGAATGGAAGAAATTCTTAGCTGGTATGTAATGATAAAAATTGAGAAGTTAGACGAAGTTTATGTTAGAGTTTTTAGCGATGGTTCTATTGAACAAGAACTTGCTGACTTCTTTACCTATGAATATCCAGGTGCAAGATTTACACCACAATTCAGAGCAAGACTCTGGGATGGAAAAGTTCGTCTATACGATCAAGTTAGAAAAACTCTTTATGTTGGTCTAGTATCATATGTTGAAGAGTTTGCCACTCGCAATGGGTATGGCATTGAATATGTAACTCCTGTATTTCATCAAAACAATATTACACATCAGATTGTAGAAGACTATGCCAAGTCACTCAATCCTCATGGTCGTGGTAAACCAATCGAAATCCGAGACTATCAAATTGAAGCAGTAAAGACTGCTCTCGATCAAGAGCGCACACTGCTATTATCTCCCACAGCGTCAGGAAAGTCATTTATAATTTATACCACGATGCGTTGGCATATTGCACACGATCGTAAATGTATCATTATAGTTCCAACGACTTCACTTGTTGAACAGTTGTTCACTGACTTTGAAGACTACTCATCTGCCAATGGTTTTAATGTTGATGGTTCTTGCCAAAAATTATATGCAGGATTCACTAAACAGTTTACCAAAGATGTTTTGATTACAACGTGGCAGTCTGTATACTTACAACCCAAATCTTGGTTTGCTCAGTTTAATGTAATCTTTGGAGATGAAGCACACCAGTTCAAAGCAAAATCCTTAACAACAGTTATGGAAAAGATGGATAAGATTCGTTATCGTATTGGTACAACAGGAACACTTGATAACAAAAAAGTTCATCGTTTAGTTCTTGAGGGTATGTTTGGTCCAGTGCATAAAGTTACTACTACCAAAGCGTTGATGGACTCAGGAAGACTCACCACCCTAAATATAATGTGTGTGATGTTAAAGTACAATGAAGAAATTCGTAAAGCACAAAAGAATAATACTTACCAAGAAGAGATGGACTTTCTTGTAAGTAATGAAAAGCGAAATAAGTTTATTCGTAATCTTGCAGTTAACTGTGAAGGCAATACCTTAGTGCTTTTTCAGTTTGTTGAAAAGCATGGTAAGATTTTATATGAATTAATAAAGAACAAGGTGCATGAAAATCGCAAAGTGTTCTTTGTTTACGGAGGAACTGATACTACAGATCGTGAAGCAATTCGTCACATTACAGAAGGAGAAAGTGATGCCATCATTATTGCTAGTTTTGGTACTTTTAGTACTGGAATTAATATTCCATCGTTAGAAAATGTTATTTTTGCATCACCATCAAAAAGCAAGATCCGTAACTTACAAAGTATTGGTCGTGGACTAAGATTGAAAGATGGTAAAACTAAATGCAATCTGTTTGATCTTGCCGATGATTTACATTGGAAGTCTTGGAAAAATCATACTTTAAATCATGCAGCAGAAAGATACAAAACTTATGCTGAAGAAGAATTTAAAGTTAAAATAATAGAGGTGGATCTATGTTAGATGACAACGAACTTTATGTTGTAATGAAACTCACTTCAGGTGAGCAAGTAATGGCTGTCCTCAAAGAAGAGGATGATGAGCATGTACTTCTTGAATCACCAATGTGTGTTAGAACTATTCCTGTCTTAGAAACACAACGTGAGCATATAACGATACATCCTCTGTGCCAATTTTCAGATGATACTACTTTTGTAATTTCTAAACGAGACATTATGTTTGTTAAGAAGTTGCACTATCTATTCGTGCCTCACTATCAACGCATTGTTGCAGAACATGAGAAACTTTCTTTCATAACAAACAATGGTAAGAAAGAAGAAACAATCTGGGAAGATGAAGTAGATACACAAGAAGCAAAGAGAAGATCCTCTATGTTAGAAGACTTAGCTAAAACTCCTAAAGATGAAGAAGAGGAAAGAAGATACAGAGTATTCATCGAAGGAAACGATACAATTAACTAATACGTCACGATCAACCCTAACACAGTGATTATGTCCTAAGACAAATAAAAAAGCAAATATAAATTGTAATGAAATAAAACTTGTCTTTTTAACGATCTTGTTGTATACTTATGAATAACTTGAACTAAATGAGGAAACGGTATGTATGGCACAATATGTAAATAACGCTGACTTTTTAGCAGCTATCGTTGAGATGCGAGCTAAGAAAAAGGAAGCTGAGGAAAAAGGCTTACCGAAACCACAAGTAAGTAATTACGTTGGTGAATGCATTCTTAAGATAGCAACTCATCTTTCTTATAAACCCAACTTTATTAATTATTCCTATCGTGATGAAATGATATCTGATGGCATTGAAAACTGCCTTCAATATATTGATAACTTCGATCCCACCAAATCCAATAATCCATTTGCATATTTTACACAGATTATCTGGTATGCATTTCTGCGAAGGATTGCCAAAGAAAAGAAACAATCTTATATTAAAGGTAAGATGATTCAGAACATGCCCTTTGAGATGTTCGAACTTCAAGAGCAAGATGAGACAGGTGAATTTAATAATGCTTATTTAGATTTTATGCAGCAGAATCATACATTCGATGATTTCATTGGACGTAAGAAAGAAAGGGCTGCAAAGAAAAAGATGGAAAATACATTGAACAGTTTTTTGGATGATGAAGATGACACAGGACATAAGACAGTGGATACGTGATTTACAAGCAGGGCATGATATAGTGAGAAGATCTTTTCCCGCACTAGCAAGAAGTACAAAAAGTAGAAACAGAAAAAGAGGTAAAAGACTTCTTAGAAAGTATACTTGGGATGCGTTTGATAACCAATTTGATTTGAATGAAATTATGGATGATAAGAAAATATTTTTAGGTGTTTCTGATTTCGAAGACTTAGTCACAGTAGAAATTATGAAGCGTCGTGTTGATGCAAAACTATCAACAGTACAACGAGAAACAACTGTTCTTTGCGATCGTCAACGATGGTCTAAGTGGGCAGAAGAGCAATACAAAGATTGTTTGTTTGTTCAAAGTAATTCCTCAACTGGATTTATTATTGAAGAAGATACAAACAACTTTATCAAATTTGATGTAAACTCTAATTCAACCACTGTTCGTGCATTTGGTGATGCTGAATTTGCAGAACACATGATTGAAATTGTTGAATCTAATTTTGATGTTGTGACATCTTATATCGAATGGATCTATAGTTCTGATGGTGGTTCTGTTAATGTTCCATTGAATCGTGATCGTCTTCCAACTGAAGAAATGTATCCATTCCTTGATGGCGAATCCCTTGGCGATTACTACGATCGTTACATGGAATCTTCTGCCAACATTCTCCTACTAATTGGACCTCCAGGAACTGGCAAGACTACATTCATTCGTGGTCTGCTTGCGCACCGCAACTGCTCTGCAATCGTAACATACGATGCTGGCATTCTTGAGAAAGATGGTTTCTTTGCAAAGTTTATTGAGGATGATGCCGAAGTTATGGTTCTTGAAGACAGCGATGCTTTCTTGAAATCTCGTAGCGATGGCAATACAATGATGCACCGATTCTTAAATGTTGGTGATGGTCTTGTGACAACCAAAGGTAAGAAGATGATCTTCTCTACTAATCTTCCAAGCATTCGTGACATTGACTCTGCTCTTATCCGTCCAGGTCGTTGTTTCGACATTGTTACATTTGATGTTCTTAATGCAGATGATGCTAAGTCTCTTGCAAAGAAACTGAAAGTTAAATTACCAGAAGTGAAAGATACTTACTCTATTGCAGAAGTGTTCAATCAACAATCTGACAATACCAAAAAGTCCAGCGCAAATAGAAAGGTAGGTTTTCTTTGAAGGTAGCCATTATTACTGATCAGCACTTTGGTGCTCGCAATGATAGTATTGCATTCTTAGATTTCTTTGAAAAATTTTATGAAAATACTTTATTTCCTACTATTGATTCTGCTGGCATTGATACCGTACTTATTCTTGGCGACACATTTGATAGACGCAAGTATATAAACTTCTACGCACTTGATCGTGCAAAGAAAATGTTCTTTGACAAGTTAGAAGAACGTGGTATTCGTGTTCATATGTTAGCTGGTAATCACGACACATACTATAAAAATACTAATGAAGTAAACTCTCCAGATTTACTTTTAGTTGAATACGGTAACATTGATGTTATATCCAAAGCAGAAACAATCGTTATTGATGGAACATCTATCTGTATGATTCCATGGATTTGCTCAGACAACTATCAAGAAACATTGGATCATATTAAAAACACTAAAGCTGAAATTTGCATGGGGCATCTTGAGATCGCTGGCTTTGCAATGTATAGAGGAATGGAATCACATGATGGTTTGGCTAAAGAAACTTTCGAAAAGTTTGATTTGGTTTTTTCTGGGCACTATCACCATAGGAGTAGTGATCAGCATATTCATTATCTCGGAAATCCGTATGAACTTACATGGCAGGACTATAACGATCCCAGAGGATTCCATCTGTTTGATCTCGATACAAGAGAACTCGAATTCTTTTGCAATCCTTATCGAATGTTTGAACGAATCGAATACAACGATAAAGACCAAGAACCAATCGATCTTGATTTAATTGAACTTGAAAAGAAGTACGTAAAGTTAATAGTTGTAAACAAAACTGACTTTTATAAATTTGACAAATTCATTCAGAAGTTGTATAATAAGGGTTGTCATGAGATCAAGATTATTGAAGACATGTCAGAGTTTCAAGATGGTGAGATTGGCGAAGAAATCAATCTTGAAGATACACTCTCTGTTCTCTCACACTATGTCGATTCGATCGAAACTGATGTTGACAAAGAACAAATCAAGACTTACATGAGAACACTTTACACTGAGGCAGTCAACATCGAGGTAGTATGATGCAACAACTTGAG